GCCACCCGCGCACCGCGTTCATCCGCGAATGGATGGCGGCGCTGCGCGAGCGGCTGCGTGACGTGCGCGTGACGTGTGGCGACTGGAGCCGCGTGGTCAAAGACAGCGTGACCACGCGCCACGGCCTGACCGGCGTTTTTCTCGACCCGCCCTATACCAAAGGGGCCATGCAGTACGCGGCAGGCGGCGTTGGCACAGAGTTGCCTATGCGGGTGCAGGCATGGTGTGCGGACAGCGGCGACAACCCGCTGCTGCGCATCGTCCTGTGCGGCCACGCCGGCGAGCACGATGCGCTTTTGGCGCGCGGCTGGCACACCCGCGGGTGGACGGCGCGCAAAGGCTACGCCGCGACCACAGAGGCGCGCGAGAACGCGGCAAGTGAAACGCTGTGGTGCAGCCCGCATTGCGTGCCCGCCGTTGTCAACGAGGGGCTGTTTGCCGAATGCTGAACCGCCTAACCCCAAAAGACCGCGCCTACCTTGCCCGCGTCAAAGCCTGTCCGTGCAGCGTGTGTGGCGCGCCAGGGATTTCTGAAGCGCACCACATCCGCCAGGGCGTGCAGAGGCTGGCCGTAGCGCTGTGTGCGGACTGCCATAGGGGCAGCTTGATGGGCTGGCACGGGCAGCGGCGCGCATGGGCTATCCGCAAGATGGACGAACTCGACGCGCTGGCCGTGACGTTGAAAAACTTGGAGGGTGTCACTTGAGCGAATCACGCAGCATCGAAGAGTCATACACCAGCGCCGGCAACGCCGCTGATTTGACCGTGCGGCCCGATCAGCGCGGCGACGTTGACGTGCTCATTGCCGCCGGCTGGACGCCCGGCCTGTTGGGCGGCGCGCTGATGCGCCTGCACAGCGAGTGGGACGGCGCGGCCAAGAAGCGCCACATGGACGAGACAGACGCATTCTTGCTGTTCGGCCAGCTAAATAGCCTGCGCCGCGCGGTGGATGGCGTCGCGGCCTGGGCCGAGCGAAAGGGCCACAAAGAGCCGCGAACGCTGGCAAATGCGGTGCTGATCTACTGGCTGCACGATAGCTGCCAGCCGTGCCTTGGTCGCGGCTACGCAGTGATCGGCGACACGCCGGTGCTGGGGCGCCCGTGCCGCACTTGCGGCGGCAGCGGCAAGCGCAACCCGCCAGGTGGAGAGGCCGGTCGTGCGGCGCTGAACATGATGGACGCGTGCGTGCAAGCGGCCCGCAGCTCCATGCGCTTGCGCCTGCGAAACATGCTGTAGTACAATGCCCTGGCCGATGGCATTGGCAGCGAAAAGGCGCCAGTCGCGCGGCGAATCTTCCGGCGCGAGCCCGCAGATACCCACCTGGCCGATACGGATTCGATGCCAGAGGTCGATCCGGTACTGGATACCGGCAAACAGACGATGGGTAAGCTCGCCCCGAAACAAACCAACCCGCACGGCGCGCCCTGCGGGTTTTCTTTTGCCGCAAATCCAGCAGACGACTGACAAGGCCCGCGCACTGCGGGCGCTTGAAGGCACCGCTGGCCCCACCTGCTGATGGGCAAATCGGCAGGCACCACCCGCCCCCAGCAATAGCGCCTTCGCCCTCCGGGCCGCTGGGTGGCGTGGTGGATTACCCAAATCTGCCCAGCCGTCATCAGCAGAGGTGCAACGGCAGCAGCCAGCCCGCAAGGGTAGTCCTATGGCGGGCAGAACATGGCATACAACAACACCGACGGGCGGCTAAGGGGCAGGAAGCTCCAGGCCGCACGACTGCGGATATGGAGCGAGTTGGCGTATGAAGCTAAATAAACTTGCCCCGAGGTTGGCGACAATCGCCATCAACCGCCTGCCGGTGCTTGAGGCTAAGGCTGGGACAACGCAGCGCATACGCGGCACATCATGGATGAACACGCGACAGCGAATCATGCGCAGGGACAAGTACACATGCGCAGGATGTGGGTTGATCCGCATGGATCATCAAGTGGATCACGTTGTCCCGTTGGAACAGGCTGGCAGCAACGAGGATTGCAACTTGCAATTGCTTTGTACCCCCTGCCATGATGTAAAGACCTCTCACGAAGCGCAAAGCAGGGCTGGGAAATAGAGGGATGGGGCAATCGCAAACTCGGGGTGAGCGGCTTTCCGGGAAACCGACCTGTTCCTCATTCGGACAATAAAAGTCCCTTTCAAAATGGAATCAAAATGGCAGGCAAACCCGGCATGAAGGGCGGCGGCGGTGCGCGACCCGGTGCAGGGCGCAAGCCGCAGCCAAAAGAGCCGCAAAGGCTCGATATTCCCGTCCCAGTCGGAGAAACGCTGGCGCACAAAGACCCGAAGGTGTTTTTGCTGGCGCTGATGAATGACCTTGAGGCTGATGTAAAGCTGCGCGCCGACGCTGCGAAGGCGTTGATGCCGTTCATGCACAACAAGCTGGGCGAGGGCGGCAAGAAGGATCAGCAGCAGGACGCCGCCAAGCGTGTCGCAGGCGGGAAATTCGCAGCAGTTGCGCCACCGAAACTCATAGTCAACAACAAGTAGGCGGGTTAAAATGACGATGCCCACACAGTGTTACTAGCACCGTGCAGGCATCTAACCATCACATGTTCTAGGGGAACACATGACAGCTAACGGCGATTCTACGCCTACCAAAATCTGCACCAAGTGCAAAGAGTGCAAGCCTGCAACTACAGGGTTCTTTCAGTCTCAGCCGCGTATGACTTGTGGCCTATCCAGTGCATGCAAGGTGTGCGTAGGCGCCAGGCGCCGCGCATTAAGCGCCGCCCGCGATGGCGTCCCTGAAGACGAGCGGAGGGCGCGCGAAGATCGGGCTCTGCGCAGGCGCATGGCGGCAGAGCAGAACATGGTGATTGATGGCGGCGGGAAAAAAGAGTGTGTCCACTGCCATTCAATTCATGCCGCAACAGCAGAGTTTTTTGTGACCCGCGTAGGTGGGAAGAATGGGCTTGGTAATCACTGCAGAGAATGCCAGCGGGCTGCATGCAAGTCTCATTACGAGCGCAACAAAGATAGCTATCACGTACGTGCTAGAGCCTTCGAGCGTGCGAATCCAGAATGGCAAAGCAGAAGAAACAAGAAGTACCGCGAAGATAATTTCGGGAAAATACTGGCTCGTCTTAGAGAGCGACATAGGACAGACCCCGTGTACCGCATGAAGAGAATAGTCAGCACATCAATTGCTGGCACATTGCGCCGTAGCGGATTCACCAAAAGAAGCAAGGTTGTCGAAATCCTTGGATGCACATGGGATGAGTTGAAGCAGCACTTTGAACGACAGTTTCTCAAGGGCATGTCCTGGGATAACCGGGAACTGTGGCACATCGATCACATAGTCCCGATTGCATCAGCCAGTACTGAGGAAGAGGTTATCCGCCTCAACCACTTCACCAACCTTCGCCCAATCTGGGCTAAAGACAATTTGAGCAAGGGTGCTCAGATAACCCACCTGATCTAACTCATGAAGCCTGAATGGTCTACCGCCTGCATAGATTGGGCGGCACGGCTACAGGCGCGTGAAAGTATCATCCCGGCACCGATCTTCCCTGAGCAGGCAGAACAGGCGCTGGAGGTTTTCAAGCAACTGAAGATCGTTGACGCGCCTGGAAGCCCGACGTTTGGCGAATCGTGCGCGCCTTGGGTGTTTGACCTGGTGCGCTCCATCTTTGGAGCCTACGACGCCAGCAGTGGGCGCAGGCTGATAGTCGAGTGGTTCATCCTGATTCCGAAAAAGAACAGCAAGAGCACCATTGCAGCCGGGATCATGATGACAGCGGTCATCTTGAACTGGCGCCAGTCTGCTGAGTTTTCTGTCTTGGCACCGACTGTAGAGGTTGCGAACAACGCCTATGCGCCAGCGCGAGACATGGTGCAAAAGGACGAAGACCTAGACGTTTTGATGCATGTGCAGTCGCATGTGAAAACGATCACGCACAGGCAGAGCGGCGCGATATTGAAGGTGCTGGCAGCAGATCAGAACACGGTAGGCGGTAAGAAGTCAGTCGGCACTCTGGTGGATGAGCTTCACCTGTTCGGCAAGATTCAAAGCGCGGAAAACATGTTCCGGGAGGCTTTGGGTGGACTGGCTTCTCGCCCGGAAGGCTTTGTAATTTGGCTTTCCACGCAATCGGACGAGCCACCCGCTGGAATTTTCAAGCAAAAGCTTGAATACGCCCGCAAGGTGCGCGACGGTGAAATCATAGACCCCGGCTTTGTGCCAGTGATCTTTGAACACCCCCCCGAAATGGTGGCTTCTGGCGATTGCCTCAAGCTGGAAAACCTGGCGCTGGTCAATCCCAACATGGGGTTTTCAGTGGATCAGGCGTTTCTAGGGCGAGAGTTCATGAAGGCCGAGTTGGCTGGGCCTGAGTCGTTCCGGGGGTTTCTCGCAAAACATGGAAACGTAGAAATCGGCATGAATTTGCGCACCGACCGATGGGCGGGCGCAGACTTTTGGGAAGCCCAGGCTAAAGCGCCAGGAATCACTTTAGATGACTTGCTAGACCGTTGCGAAGTGGTTGATGTGGGCATTGACGGCGGTGGATTGGACGACTTGCTAGGGCTCGCAGTTATAGGCCGTGAGCGCGAGACACGCCAGTGGTTGCTGTGGGCGCACGCATGGGCGCACCCGAGCGTTATGGAGCGCCGCAAAGAGATAGCGCCACGGCTGCAAGACTTTGCAAGGCAAGGCCATCTAACCATCGTGAACCACATTGGTGATGACGTTGCAGACGTAGCCAACATCTGCGCAATGATCGAGGCGCGGGGCCTACTAGACAAGATCGGATGCGATCCGGCAGGGCTTGGCGGGATTACCGATGCGCTCTCTGAGGCTGAAATCCCGCCAGAAAAAATGATTGGCCTGTCTCAAGGCTGGAAGCTGTACGGGGCCATCCTCACAGCAGAACGCAAGCTGGCAGAGGGCGTTCTGGTTCATGGCGGGCAACCGATCATGGCCTGGTGCATTGGCAATGCCAAGGTGGAGCAGCGCGGAAACGCTGTGATGATTACAAAACAAGCAGCGGGCAGCGCCAAGATCGACTTGGTGCTTGCGATGCTGAACGCCGTCACGCTCATGTCGCTGAACCCGGCTGGTGATGACACCGAAGCCTTCAACGACTTCCTAACGAACCCGATCGGACGATAAATGCAGTTTTGGCAGACCATCTGGACCTGGCTGGGAGGCAGCGGCACAGCTCGCAACGCTGGCGACCAGATCAGCGGCCCGATGGGCTATGCCGCAGCGTCCCCGGTTGAGGTGAATGAAGATTCGGCCATGCAGTTGTCGGCAGTGTGGGCGTGCGTGCGCCTGCTGTCCGAGACGGTGGCGAGCTTGCCTGTGAACGTGTACCGCAAGACAGCCAAAGGGCGCGATCTTGCCCCCGACCATTGGCTATCGCTGCTCATGGCCCGCAAGCCGAACCGCTACCAGACAAAGGTGGAGTTCTTTGAAACTCTGATGCTGAATCTGGCGTTGCACGGCAACGCCTACGCGAAGATCACGAAGGTGGGCGGGCAGATTCGATCGTTGCTGCCCTTGATGGCATCGCAAATCGAGACAAAGCTACTGCCCGATGGCTCGGTGGTGCACCTGTACCACGCGGATGGCAACGTAGATGTGCTGTCTTCTGACTCTGTGTGGCATGTGAAGTTGTACGGAAACGGCATTGTGGGCAAATCCCCGCTGGCGTTTGGCCGCAACATGTTCGGCATTGCCCAGGCGGCAGAACAATCGGTGTCGAAAATCTACGCGAACGGCGGCAAGCCCTCGGGTGTTTTGTCGTTTGACAGGCTTTTGACGCCTGCGCAGCGGGCATCCGTGCGTGAAAACTTCGCCACCCTGACCACCGGCACCGACGACCGCCTGCTGGTGATTGAGCAGGGCATGAAATTCGACGCGGTGAGCATGTCGCCGCAGGATATTGAGCTGCTGGCAAGCCGCAAGCACCAGATTGACGAGATTGCGCGCTGGTTCGGTGTGCCGTCCATCCTGATCAACCAAAACGAGGGCTCAACCACCCTCGGCAGCAGTACAGCCGAGATCATCAGCGGGTTCTACAAGCTGAATCTGCGCCCCTACCTTGAGAGGTTTGAGGCCAGCGTTTCTACGTGGCTGTTTAGCCCGCAAGAGGCCGAAGAGTACGAATTCGAGTTCGATTTTGAGGGGCTGCTTCGCTCTGACCTGAAATCACGCCTAGAAGGCTACAGAACAGCCGTTGCGGGCACGATCTTGACGCCCAACGAGGTGCGCCGCATCGAGGGCTGGCCGCGCGTTGAGGGCGGCGACGTTCTCTTGAGCCAAATCAACATGACCCCCATCGATAAATTGGGGCAGCACGCAATCAAGCAGCCCATGGAGCAGTCCAATGGAATTTAAGCAGATCAGCCTTGCCGACACAGAGCTGAAATTCGCCACTTCGGGCGGCATTAGTACGTGCAGCGGCTATGCCTCACGATTCGGTGGTGTGGACAGCTACGGCGACACCATCCATCCAGGCGCTTACAGCAAAGTGGCTGGCGAGCTGACCGAGGTAAAGATGTATTTCAACCACGGCTGGCTGAAGGGCGAGATTCCCATCGGGAAAATGTTCGTGGTGGAAGACGCCAACGGCCTGTATGTCGAGCGCACCGAGTTCACCAAGGGCATCAAGCTGGCCGATGACGTGACCCTGGCGCTGGCGCACAAGACGGTGAACGGCCTTTCTGTCGGCATCAAGCTGGATAAGAGCGGCTACGCGTGGAAAGCAGACGGAATCGGGCGCGACATCTACAAGGTGGACATGCTGAAAGAGGTATCCGTAGTGGATTGGCCCGCCGATAGCGCCGCGCTGGTCACCGCCGTGAAATCCGCGCTTGAGAGCGCCCAATCCCTCAAGGAAATCGAGTCCCTCCTGCGTGATGCTGGCGGGTTCTCTCGGACTGATGCGTGCGCTCTGGTGGCGCGCATCAAGTCCATGCAGCAGAGCGAGTCTGCCGCAGAAGAAGATCAGTTTTGTGCTGCTGTGGCGCTCACATTCGCCAAGTTCACAAACTGAAAGCCAGCACATTACAGCAACCAAGCCGCCTTCGGGCGGTTTTTTCATTTTAGAAAGCAAATCATGACTGATATCACCAAAACCATCGAAGACGGCATCAACGCCCTGCAATCGAAGCTGGGCGCAGAACTGAAGTCTGCCATCGAGAAGTTCGAGGGCCAGCTCAACGAAAAGGGCAACGTCGCCACCGAAGCCAAGGATGCCGTGCGCGTCCTGTCGGAGAAGTTCGACCAGCAAATGACCGAACTGGCGCAAAAGATGGAAACCGCCAAAGGCGGCGAAGTCTCGGCCCTGTCCGCTGGTGACGCTTTCGTGAAGTCGGACGAGTTCAAGGCGCTGATCGAGCGCAAGAGCCCCACGGCCCGCGTGGAAGTGAAGAACACCGTTCTGAACACCAGCACCACCACCAGCTACCCGCAGACGAACCCAGGCATTGTCCCTGGCGTGTTCAAGCCATTGACCATTCGTGACGTGCTGCCATCGGGCACCACGAACGCCATCATGGTGGTCGGCACCAAGGAAGCCACGCGCACGAACAGCGCTGCCGAAGTCGAACAGGGCGGCGCAAAGGCCGAATCTGCTCTGACTTTCAGCCAGTACAACGTGCCAATCGAGACGATTGCCCACTTCATCAAGGTATCGAACCAGCTTTTGGCAGATGCCCCTGCGGTGGTTTCGTACATCGACACGTTCCTGCGCTACGGCCTTGATGAGCGCATCGACCTGCAGCTGCTCAAGGGTGACGGCACCACGCCAAACCTCTCGGGCATTCTGGATGCGGGCAACTTCACCGCCTTCACCCCCACAGCTGGTGCAAACCTGGTTGAGTCCATCAACAAGGCGAAGTACGCGCTGTGGGCCAACGGCTACGCGCCTGACACGGTGATCGTGAACCCTGCCAATTGGGCGGCAATGGAAGTGCTGCGCGAAGGCGCTGGCACGGGCGCATATCTGTACGGTGCCCCAGGCACCAATGCAGGCATGAACCCATTCGGCGTGCGCGTGGTGCTCTCCAGCAACATGACCGCGGGCCAGTTCGCTATTGGCCAGTTCGCCCGCTCTTCCATGGTCTGGAACCGCCAGGGCATCACGGTTGAGATGGGTTACGTCAACGCCGACTTCACGAACAACCTCGTGACGATCCGCGCTGAGTGCCGCATGGGCCTCGAAACCCGTGTTCCCGGCGCTGTGCTGTCGGGCGCCATCACCGCCTAAGCGATTTGGGGCTGGCCTTCGGGCTGGCCCCATTCCAAAGGAACCCCATGAAATACAAAGCCACTGAGTCGTTTTTGCACGACGAGCTGGGCGCGGTTGCCAAAGGCCAGGACGTAGAAGCTACGCCCGCTCAGGCCGTCACGCCGCTGATGCTGGGCTATTTCGAACCATACGAAACCAAGGTTGTGCGCGAAGTGCCGCAAGAGCCCACCAAAACGCCCGCCAAGGCCAAGAAGTAAATGCTCCTAGACCTCGCCACCGTAAAGCTGCACCTGCGCGTTGATGACAGTGCAGAGGACGCGCTGATCGGCCTGTACGTCACTGCTGCGGAAGAGTCTGCCATGCAGTTCCTCGGGCGCACGATCTATGCAACTGAGCTTGCGCAGGGCCTGGACACGGCTGGCATTGTCATCAACCCAGCGATTCAGGCCGCTCTGCTGCTGATCGTCGGGCACCTGTACGCCAATCGTGAAGATGTGCTGGCTGGTGTGTCCGTGGCCCAACTTCCGAACGGCTCGCAGTACCTGCTGCAGCCGTACCGCGCCGGATTGGGAGTCTGAGGCCATGCAAGGAGCCGGACCCATGCGACACCGCGTCGCCTTCCGCAAACAGGGCGAGGGCCGCGACATCTACGGCCAGCCCATCCCGGCGCCCGTCACCGTCGCCACTGTGTGGGCGCATGTACGCCCCATGGGCAGCAATGAAAGAGTCGCCGCCGCGCAGATGCAGAGTGGGCAGACCCATGTCGTCACCGTGCGCTACCAGGGCGCACTGGCAGCCGCCGATGGATCGTGGTGGATCGAGCACCGCGGCCGCACCCTGGCCATCATTGGACTACCGGAGAATCATGATGAACGAGACCGATGGCTTCGATTCCGATGCGCCGAAGGCTCCGGCGTCGGCGCCTGAACCCGAGCCGCCACGCTGGCCCTACTTCCGCCACTTCGTGTTCGCCAAAAACTGCACCAACAAGTACGGCCATTTCAGGATCGGCGACCGCTCGCGCGGCGCTTTCTCGCGCGAATTAGTGGATAGCTACTTGAAGGCCGGGATACTGGTGCGCCGTGCTTGAATTTGAGATTCAAGGGCTGGCGGAATTGAAGCGCCAGCTTGACACATTGCCCGCAAAGATAGAGGGCAACGTCATGCGCGGTGCATTGCGGGCCGGTGTCAACGTGCTGAAAAAGGAAGCCGAGGCGCACGTCCCAGTCAAGACCGGTGCGCTGCGAAAGAGTATGCGGATCAGCTTCGCCAGAAAGAGTCAGCGATACGGCTGGCTGCGCGCTCACCTCAAGGCTGGAAACAAGGAAGCCTGGTACGCGCACCTGATAGAGTACGGCACCGCAAGCTACTACAGCGGCACCGGCAAGACCGTGGGCGGCCCATACGACATTCGCGCCAGCAAAGGAAAGAGCCTGTTCTTCGCCGGGATTTTCAGCCAGGTCATCACGCATCCCGGCATTCGCCCGCAGCCATTCATGCGGCCCGCGCTGGATAAAGCCGCCGCCCCGGCGCTGGATGCCGTGGCGCACTACATCCGCAACCGCCTGCCGAAAGAACTGGCGAAGCACGGAGCCGCCTGATGCACGCCGAGGATGTAGTCGCTGAAATTCTGGCTGGCTTCACCGGGGCCACCGTCGCACTGGAGCAAGCGCCGCAGTCGAGCACTTACCCGTTGCTGATCTACACCGTAGTTAGCGACGTCGCGCTGGATCGCCTGTGCGGA